GTGTTAGCAACAATTGATAGTCCAGAGGACATCTTGCATGAGTTCTAAACATAGGAAGGAGTAACTATGCCAGAAGATAATAAAATAAAAAAACCAGATCCACAAGTTGATCTGGATACTTCAGGACCTGAAATAGACGTAGCTTTACCAGAAGAAAAAAAAGAAGACACTGGTGGCATTTCTAATATTCAGACTGAAGAAATAAAAGAAACAGAAACAGAAACAACGGAACAGGAAACAGATAAAACATTTGAAAATGAACGAGAAACAAAGTTAGAAGAAGGTGGTGAGGTAGAAAAGAAAGAGGGAAAAGAAGACGATAAGCTTGAAGAATATAGTAAAGGAGTTCAATCTCGTATTGCAAAACTTACTCGTAAAATGCGAGAAGCAGAGCGAAGAGAAAAAGCTGCTTTAGATTATGCAAAAGCTATCGAAGAAAAAAGAAAAACTACTGAAACAAAATTTTCAAAAGTAAATGAAGATTATGTTAAGCAGTTTGAAAATAGAGTTAAAGATGGTTTAGACGCTGCGCAAAAATCATTAGCACTAGCAATAGAAAATTCTGATGCTGCTGCTCAGATTGAGGCACAGAAAAAAATCGCTGCTTTATCAATTGATGAAGCTAGACTCAATGCTTTAAAAGAGCAACAAACAACAACTAAAGAAGTGTCTGCGCCTAAATTATCTGACGCAAACACTCTTCCAGAAAGCACACCTCAAAACTTACCTACACCAGATCCTAAAGCGGAAGACTGGGCAAGTAACAATTCATGGTTTGGTAAAGATAGAGCCATGACGTTTACAGCCTTTGAAATCCACAAAGATTTAGTTGAAAGAGAAGGTTTTGATCCTCAAACAGATGAATATTATGCAGAAATTGACAAAAGAATTAAGGTTGAATTTCCGCATAAATTTGATACAAAGGAAACACAAACGTCGAAACCGACGCAAAATGTTGCTTCTGTCAAACGTACAGCTGTAAGACAAGGAAAGCAAACTGTGAGACTCACTTCCTCTCAGGTAGCAATAGCTAAAAAACTTGGAGTGCCACTCGAAGAGTACGCAAAACAAATTAAACTCACGGAAGGAGCGTAACATGGAAAAAGATAATACAAAAACTTCTCGTGCGAACCAAACACGGACAAAGTCAGAGAGACCTAAAGTGTGGGTTCCCCCATCTTCTCTAGATGCACCCCCTGCACCTGATGGATTCAGGTATAGATGGATAAGAGCAGAGACTGTTGGCTTTCAAGATACAAAGAACGTAACTGGACGAATTAGAGAAGGTTATGAACTTGTAAGAGCTGAAGAAGTTGAAAATGCATCTGACTATCCTGTACTTGATGAAGGTAAATACAAGGGAGTGATTGGGGTTGGTGGCCTTCTACTTGCGAAGGTACCCGAAGAGATTGCGAAGCAAAGACAAGACTATATGACTAATCGTCATAAAGATCGAAGCGAAGCAGTAGAAAACGATCTAATGAAGGAGCAAGATAGTAGAATGCCTATCAATGTTGAGAGGCAATCTCGTGTAACCTTCGGTGGTACGAAAAAGTAAAATTTTAAATATCATCGATTAACAACCCGTACTGGAGGCCCTTCGGGGCAGGTACATAAGGAGAAACAACACTATGGCAAATAGAAACAGCCAGGGTTTCGGACTTAAAGCGGCTATGAGAGCAGGCAACACGCCTTCTATTCAAGGTCAATCTAAGTACGATATCGACGCTGGTGAAACTAACGCTATCTTCAATGGAGAGCCGGTAAAGATTGATCTTAATACTTCTACTGGTGGATACATTGTAACTGCAGCAGCAGGTACTGCGATGGTTGGTGTTTTAAATGGTGTAACATTTACAGATGCTACAACTTTAAAACCAACTTTCAGTAACTTCTACCCAGCAGCTACAACTCCTGCGAATAGTGAAGACGTCACTGCGTTTGTTAATGATGACCCTTTTCAAGAATACATCATTGCATCAGACGCTACTTTAGGCGGTGATCTTGCAACAAGAAAATCAAAAATTGGTTTAACTTATGCAACGACTGCTGCAGCAGGTAGTACAACAACAGGAAAATCTTCTGTTCAACTAGGAATCTCAACAGCAGCAACAACTGCTAAACAATTGAGAGTAGTTAGAGTAGCTGAGGATCCTGAAAACCAAGACCAAACGGCAGCTAACTGTTCATTAGTAGTAAAGGTGAATTTACACCAATACACTGTTGGATCGCTAGCTACGGGTATTTAAGGAGAATAAACTATGGCAATATCACGATCACAACTAGTTAAAGAACTAGAGCCAGGTTTAAATGCTTTATTTGGCCTGGAATATAAAAGGTATGAAAATCAGCACGCTGAGATTTATACTAACGAAACTTCTGACAGAGCTTTTGAAGAAGAAGTAATGTTATCTGGTTTCGGAAATGCACAAGTAAAAGGTGAAGGTGCTGGAGTATCATTTGATGATGCACAAGAAACTTTCACTGCTAGATACTCTCACGAGACAGTAGCTTTGGCATTTGCTATCACAGAAGAAGCTATCGAAGATAACCTCTACGATAGATTAGCTTCTAGATACACAAAAGCTTTAGCAAGATCTATGAGCAATGCAAAACAAGTAAAAGCTGTAGAGCCTCTAATTCAAGGTCTTCCTTCAACGGATAATTTTGATTCAGGCGACGGTGTTAGCTTGTTTAACGCTTCTCACCCTACGATAGCAGGTACTTTCAAAAATACTCTGTCTACGCAGGCGGATCTTAACGAAACGTCATTAGAGCAGTCAATGATTGACATTGCAGCGATGACTGACGAGAGAGGTCTAAGAGTTGCAGCAAGAGGAGTAAAAATGATTATTCCTTCTGAGCTTCAGTTTACAGCTGAGAGATTGATGAAATCTCAAGGTAGAACTGGAACAGCTGACAATGATATTAACGCAATCGTATCTATGGGTATGGTTCCTCAAGGTTATAGAGTGAACAATTACCTAACTGATACTGACGCGTTCTATATCATCACAGACATTCCAAATGGAATGAAAATGTTCACAAGAGCTCCATTAACAACTGCAATGGAAGGTGATTTCGATACTGGAAACGTAAGATACAAAGCTAGAGAAAGATACTCATTTGGTGTATCTGACCCTAGAGGTATCTTCGGCGTAGAAGGTGCGTAATAACTAAATTTTATGGGGCCGCCTTAAAACGGCCCCATTTATCATTAACGGTGAGAAAATGAAAAAATTCAGAGTACAAATATTTGCATATCAATTAAAAACAGATTTTATTATTGAGTCTTTAGACGGTCCCATAGATATAGAAAATGCTATCATTGACAGATTGGGAAAATCTGATATAAAATGGGAATCTCTTGGAGAAATGCATGACCCAAGAGTAAATAGAATAACCTATGAGGAGGTTATAAATGGAGGTGATAATGCAACAACTGGAGACCCTTTACACAAAGAAGAAGGGACTAGATCTTCAATGGGAGCAGGAGCATCTGAAAGAGGGTAGATACACTCTCGATATGGTTAAGATTGATCGAAAGGTCAGAGAAGTAATTAGCCAGATCAAACTTGCAGAAGCAGAAAAAGCTAATGCACAAAATAAAATAGATGATGCGGCTCCTCAAGTTTCAGTAGCTACTTAGTAAAAAGCTACATCGTTGAATAAATTCAATTCACATCACAGGCTCTCTTGCGCTCTACTAAAATGTAGTATATAGTTTTATTACTATACAATTAATTAGAATACTGACGCGTATAGTCGACGGCCTAGAGACAGTATTCGGAAAACTAGGAGGATATAATTATGGCAAAAACTACATTTCAAGGACCAGTAAAATCAATTAATGGTTTTCAAAGTGTTGGAACTGGAAACTCTGTAAGTATCGGAGCAGGTGCAACTTCTTTAACTGTTGATACACATGCTGGTAGAATGTTGTACCACAATGTTGCTGGTGCAGCTACTTTGACTTTACCTGCAATTAACTCATCATCTGATTCAGGTGTTGCAGGTCCAGGTAACGATCCAAACTCAGCGAACAATTTAGGTGCTTCTTTTGAGATATACATTGGAACAACTAAAACTGGCAGCTTTATTTTACAAGTTGCTAACGCTAATGACACGATGACTGGTAATGCAATCATCGTTGATACGGATACAAACGACAACGCTGAAGGTTTTATGACTGCAGCTGCTTCAGATACTATTACTTTAAATGGTACTACAACTGGAGGATTAGCTGGAACAATCATAACTTGCAAAGCAATCGGTGCAAATAGATGGGGTGTTCAAGTGAACACTGGTGGCACTGGCGATGCAGCTACACCTTTTAGTGCAGCCGTAAGTTAATAATTAATTTAGTGTGGGGCTTCGGCCCCATGCTTAAATTTTAAGGAGAAAATATGGATTCAGATCAAACAACACTAAATAAAACTACTGGAGCTATATCTGTTTTAAGAGCAGCTAGAACAAGAGTTACTTCTATTCAAGGAAGAGGAGAGGCTGGTTCAGTTTTATTATTACATGATGCAGCAACAACAGGAGCTGCAGATTCAGATAATTTAAAAGCTACTTATAAATTTGAAACAGAAGGATTAGAGGTTTACATACCCGGTTCTGGTATTTTGTTTGAAAACGGAGTTTGTGCAACTTTATCACAAACTTCTGGCACAGACGGAAGTGTTACCATGACAATTACAGGAGCATAGTAAATGGCTAATACCACTTCGGGAACAACAACGTTCGATAAAACTTTTGCTATTGATGAAATAGTAGAAGACGCTTTCGAACGTATTGGATTACAAAATGTTGCAGGTTATCAACTTAAATCTGCAAGAAGATCTCTTAATATTTTATTTCAAGAATGGGGTAATAGAGGCATTCATTATTGGGAAATAGATGAACTTGATTTAGATTTAGTTGAAGGACAAGCTGAGTATAAATTTTTTAGATCCAGCGATGATGGAACAAGTGCAACATCAAATCCAAACGGAGTTTATGGTATATCCGATGTTCTTGAAGCACAATTACGATCTAACAGAACTCAAACAACACAGTCAGATTCGCCAATGACAAAAGTAGATAGATCTACTTACGGAGGTTTTTCTAATAAATTATCTAAAGGCACACCTAATCAATATTTTGTACAAAGATTTATTGATCATGTTAGTATTCAAGTATATCCAACACCTGATTCAACTAATGCATCTAAAGATATGCATTTTTATTATATAAAAAGAATTCAAGATGCAGGAGACTATACAAATGCAACAGACGTGCCATTTAGATTTGTACCTTGTATGACAGCAGGACTTGCATATTATTTAGCACAAAAATATGCACCTGAAAGATTACAGGCTATGAAATTATTTTACGAAGACGAATTATCTAGAGCTTTAGCTGAAGATGGTTCAGCATCTAGCACTTATATTACACCAAAAGTTTATTACCCAGGAGCATAATGCCAAAATACGCAACAGGAAAATATGCAAAAGCAATATCAGATAGATCTGGTTTAGAGTTTCCATATAGAGAAATGGTTAGAGAATGGAATGGATCTATCGTGCATGTTTCTGAATTTGAACCTAAACAACCACAATTAGAACCCAGACCATCTAGTGCTGATGGAATATCAATAAGAAATGTTAGAGTTGATAGAACAGAAACAGCTGTGCCTAATCTTTTACCATCAAATCCTTTTACTATTACAAATGGGTCAACAACTGTAACAGTTAAAGAACCAGATCATGGTAGATCAACAAGTGATACTGTTAGATTTAGAGATGCTTCAAATGTTGCTAATTTACCAGCGGCAACAATTAATGCATCTGGAGGGTATACAATTACTAAAGTTAGTGCTAATACTTATACGTTTAACTCTGGAGTTAC